GTTGTGGCAGCCATTTCAATTTCACTGAAATGTTTGTCGTAAACACTTTTGATGATCCCCAATCCCGCTGTTTGAGCCTGTGCCTGCGTCTGCGCCTGCTCATTATAAACCTTGGCAATTTCTCCCTGAGCATCCCGAACAATATTGATAATATCGGTTGAACCTTGCTGCTGATACTGAGTCACCAGTCCATTGGCATCTCGGGCAAGGACAACAAAGCCCCGCCATAAATCGGTTGTACCGTTTAATATTTGGGCGCTGGATTCTTTTTCTTTTTGAACAATGACATTTTTCGACTGATCAACAATCCGCAATTCTTCATCATAATTTCTTTGAATCTGCGCCAGCCGTTCATCCATCACGGCTTTGCTTTGGGCCGCCTGATATTCATTGATTTTGTTTTTTTGATCAGCCTCGTCTTGATACGATTTTACCGCAATCGCCTGAACCCGCATGCGTTCCGCTATCTGCGCCTGGCCCAAAGCGATTTCATCGTCCTGCATTTTATTGTAGGCGGCCTGCCGTCTCTCAGCATCCAACGGGTATAATTTCGCCACTTCCTCATAATGCTGTCTGGACTTTGCGGCCATATCCATCAAATGCGCCTCAGTGATCGCCGCCTTCCGGTTTAAAGATTCCGCTTCGGATTGCTCACCCATCACCACCCGCGCATCTTCATTGTGAAGAGAAACCTCGGTCGCCTGTATTTTTTTCGCTACATATAAATTGTGTTGTTGCAGCAATGCGTTGTAGAGCCTTTCCTTTTCAGCGATTTCGGCGTTTTCACGCTGTTTGTTCAACTGAAAATATTTTTCCCTGGCGTCATTGATTTCTTTTTCGCTTGCTTTACCGACCCCCCTAATCCTGTCCCAAAAGGACGTGCCGACCAGCAACAACTTTTCGTAATGGGCCTTAGCGTCCGTTTCTTCCCGAACGAGTGACTCAATGGAATACTGACTTTTTTTCTTATCGGCTTCTTCCTTGGTCATCTGATTTTTACGAACCAGCTCATCCAGCTCCGTAAAATATCTTTCTTCGGCCTGTTTTGCTTCGTTTTGTAATTTGACTTTCTCCGCATATTCCGTTCGCAACCGGTTCAATTCTTTGTTGCCGTTGGTTTCCCGGAGAACAGCCAGATCATTTTCGGCCTGCTCCATTTCCAGAACGGATTTCCGGTACTCCACGGACTCATTGCCATACTGGTTTTTTGCATCCGCCACTTCTTGTTTTTTTAAGGCAGTCAGCCGGAGCATCAACTGTTCCCGAATTTGAAAAATTGCCTCCGCACCTTGGGCTTCGGTTATTTTTTCTGCTTCGATTTGCTGTTGAATGGCTTGAATGCGCTGATTGTCCGGCTGGTTCTTTTCTTCAACTTCAATATTTCTCAGCGCAATGATTTCCGCCTGTTTCCGTTTTTCTTCGGATATGGCAAAATCCGTAGCCGCCCGAAGGATCGACTGTTCGTTGTCTTTTGCTTTGCGAAGGGCTTCCGTGTTCTGGGGATAATTGGTTTCCAAAAAAGCGGTGAAGCCGGTGGCGTCCAATATTGCTTTGTCAAAATATTCCTTATTGATATTCTCTCTCTGTGCAACGGCCTTTGCTTCGGTGATCTCACGCTCCGCAAGATTTAACTCAAGCGATTGAAGTTGTTTGTCCAGCCCGGATTTTAATGCGGCCGCTTGCGTATCATAGTTTTTGGTGCTTTCGGTTAAGACTGCTGCTGCTTTTCGCTTTTCTTCAGATATAATCTGATTATTGATTTCCTTTTTCAGCTCAAAATCTTTTATATCCATGTCGTTCAAGGCTGTTTGGTAAGCAGATGTCAATTTAACCACATCGTCGCCGTTCTTTTCCGCCAACTTAACTTCAGCCGCATACGTCGCTGCCATATTTGCCCTACGCTGATCGTTTAATCCGATTTCATCTGCGAGGATCTTTTTAAAAATATCGATTTTCCGCTGAGAGCTTTCAGATTCGGAATCCTCTTCTTTATGAAGATTCGCCTCATAATCAGCCAGTGCTTTGGCGATGATGGTTTTTTCGGCTGCGATTCTTTGAGCAGTGGTGTGACCCATTTCTTCTGCTGAGTCCCGATAGGCTTCAAGCTCTTTGTCGATATTGTCTATAACCGTGGTTAATCTGGCCTGATCCAATAAAGACAAACCCCGGTACATGGATTCATAATTTTGGGTGGTTTCCATCTCAAATATTTTTGATAATTTACTGCTGAAAGACTCCGTCTGGGCTGCCTTGCGCTTTTCCTCGAATTCAACAAGCAGCGCATTAATTTTTTCCAAATCAGGTCCGATGGTGGCCACGTCATAACCGTGAGATTTCAACCAATCCTTAGCAACGGGTTTCCCACGTTCGTCTATTGTCAATTGAATATTAATTTGTTTTGCGAGACTGGCCAATTGTGCGTTTAAATCTTTAACCTTGTCAGATGCCTTAGCAGCAAGGTCTTCGACAGATGTAAACGTTTCAGATACAGGCCTGTAATCATAATCCGACAAGCTTTCAATCTGCTCATTTAAAAGACCGATTTCAGCGATAGTCGCTTTAATCCCTGTATCGATATTGGCCTTTTCAACCAAATCCATTGCGGCGGCAAGCCCCTCATAAGAATCCCTGTTGCGATCAATCGCTTCAGACAATTCCGGATGATCTTTCCGCAGTCTTTCCAACAGTGATTCCAACTCCCTTGAATCAGCTTTTCCAAAGGCTTTTTTAATAGCATCTTTGTAAACTCTTAACGCCATAACGCTTTGCATAGCCGTTTCAGCCAGTTTTTCCTGTTCCTGACGGGCTTTTTCAGTTGAATTGGCAAAATTATGCATAGCAATACCAATACCTGCAATCGCAGTGGCAATAAAAACCAGTGGATGCGCGATCATAACTGCCCATAATATTTGCAGCGCTGTCGTTGCCGATTTCGCGTCACCAGTGAACATCGCCAGCCAATACACGGTGCTTGCAAAAGCATTGGCAATCATACTGGTTGATAAAACAACCGCAAACGCCTTGATCGCCACAACAGCACCATAAATTGCCGCAGTCCATACCACCATTTGTAGGATTGAACTCCCAAGAGAATTATCCGTAAATGCCGTTATCCCGCTTACCAACGCCCGGAGCGTATCAATCAGCGTCATCATCACCCCGGCGACCCCGGCGTTCCCAAACGATATGGCCAGATTCTTCGCCAATGACACCAGATTCAGCAGCTTGTTCCCCAGGCCTTCCGACTGCTTGGCCAGCATCTCCGCCGCAGACCCGACATCATACGTCGCATCCATGGCGGACTGCCAGCTTCCATCCGTAAACGCCCTGGTGATAACCGCCGCCGATTGCGCCCCACGAAGCTGGAAGATATCAAACGCCTTGGTCATGTTGACCACGCCGGAATCGTCCATCAATATTCGTTGCAAGGTTTCCAGGGCCTTCTGAAAGCCAACCACGCTTGGATTTATTTGGTCATAAGCAATCCCCAATTCGTCCAATGATTTTTTTAACTGGGCATTCGGCGACATCATTTTGGCGATTACCTGCCGAAAACCAGTGCCCACCGTGGATGCCCGCATACCGTTGTCGGATAAAACCATTAAGCTGGCAGCAGTTTGTTCAAGAGATATTCCAGCCATTGCAGATGCTGACCCCACGTAGCTAAAAGCAATCCGCAACGAATCCAGGGTTGATTTGGACTTGTTCATGGCATTGGCCATAACATCCGCGACCCTGCCCGACTGAATGGCGTCCAGATTATATGCCCGCAACGTCGTGGTCATCAAATCCGTGGTTTTTTTCAGATCTTCCAATGTGCCGCCGGCCAGTTCCGAAACCGCCCGTATGGAATTGATGGATTCAGACGCCGACAAACCCGCCTGCCCCAATAACACCATGCCGTCTGCAATCTGATTGGCCGAATACCGGGTGGTCGCCGCCACTTCCAGCATCTTTTCGTTCATGATGCTGATTTCAGCGTTTGTGGCCCAGGTAATGGCTTGCAGGTTTTTCAGGGATTGATCGTACTTGATGATTTCGCTGGCGCCGGATTTTAAGGCACCCGTGATGGAATAAAGAAGGGTCGCAGCTACCCCATAAGAGGCCGTGACCCGCATGGCGGCCATCAACCGGTTCCAGCCGCCCTCGACAGATGCGATTTGCTTTCCGTGGGCAGCATGGGCCTGTGTTAATTTATTGGTTGCCGTTGTTACATTGTTAATAGCGGCAGGGAGCTTACTGGTGGTGGAATTGAGCGAGCTTAACCGCTGGTTCAAGCCGGTAGTGGTTGTGCCAAATGAATTTAATGTCGTGCGAACAATTTCTGCTTTGGCCAAAAAATCATCAATCCTGGCGGTAAAAATCGTTCCCAAATTCATTGACTGGTCAGACATCCTATCTCCCCGCGTTCGGCTTCGGCATTTCCAAATTGGCTGCGTCTTTTTTCATCTGTCCCATCAGTTTCCGGGTCAATTCTTCGCGTTCTTCCGGTGAAAGGTGCGCCACGGATGCCGGATCTCCGTTGTAGTTGAACTCATTTACTTCTTCGTGATATCCTGACCCTGTTTCACCCTGCTTAGATCTGGCACTGTCTTTAATCTCAAACCCGTGCAGCTTTGCCCAAAACTTGTTCTTTGCCGCTTCCCGGTCCACCGCCTGTTCATACAGCACCTGGAACTGACCTTCGGTTAAGCCGCCTTCTTTAAAGCTCAACCGGAAAAAATGCTCGAACCCGTACCGCGGATAGGTTTCAATAACGAGCGTTACCGCTTCTTCTATTGAATTTCCGCTTCCCCTGTTTCCGCTGCCGCCCCCTCCAACTCGTCTTCCGGATGCATGCTGCCATGATAGGCGCTCATAATTTTCTTGAAGAGGGCGATTCCGTTTTTTAAGGAATTTTCATAATTCTGCTGCCATACGATATCCGCGATTTCCACCGCCTGATCGTTGTCGATTTTTTTGAGCGCCTCATCGGATTTTTCCGGGGTGTCAAAGTCAGTGGCCAGTGTCAGGACCTTGCTCAGATTTTTTTTGATCAAATCGATGATGAACGCCACAACGCCCAAATCGGACATCTGCGGAGTCGGTTGCATGGATGGAACAGATTGAACAGATGATTTTTTACCCGGTTTCGGCGCGGGCACAGGCGAAGGCCCGGCCACAGCATTAAACCGCTGGAGGGCTTCCGTGATGATATCCGCCATCTCCCCCTGACCGGCAAGAGATAGCGGATATATTTTGATGGATTCCAATTCCCGGATGCCGATATCGGCCATCCGGATTTTTGGATTGATTCTTGCGTCTGATGATATTTTACCCATGAGCTTTCACTCTCCATTGCTGGCTGGTTTATATTTCAACTACATGATGATCGGCCCTAACTTACGCCCAGATCATAATCCCTGACGGCATGGTATCCCATACAACATGACCGGCCGTAATTCTGGACCCGGCATACAGGCTGTTCAGGGAGATCATCGGCGCGATTTCATCTTCTTCCGCATAGCTCATATCCAGATCACCGGACACCTGCACACGGGGCAGAATATAGGTCAGGGTATTCACACCATTCGGGAAGGTATAAACGCCTTCCACCCGGATATCGGCCGGGGCAACCATGGCGCCCATTCCCAGACTTCCGGTATGCGCTGCCGCATAAGTGGACGCGCCGCCCGCCTGAGTGTAGAACACATACGAATCACCATCAGCCCATGTCCCCGTGAAAAATGAGGCCGGGATGGAAAAGTATTTATCGGAATTGTCATCCGTAGGAGCCATCGCCCCCAAGCTCGCAAACGTATGAACAAGCCCGGTGTTTTTCCCGATGATTTTCCCGGCGGTCGCTCCGGTGAAAAAAACCGTCCACTCATCCGTCACATTCGCCCAATCTGCAGGGGTTGCATCGATCATGGTGATGGACTTGGTAGAATCCCGTGTGCCCAGCGGAGACACAAGGGATACATCATGCGTCACTCGTTGCGCCACGGACGCACTGGGGTCAAGGCCGTTACTCAACGCCACGTTAAACGGCGTGATTTCCTTGTAAGACCCTTCGATCTTCGCGCCCACGGAAAGGGGTATGATGCCGTCCAGGGTTTTCGGGAAACCGGAATACTGTTCAAAAAAGGCGCGGGTGGAGATGAACTTGCTGTCCTTCAACGCGCCGATGCTGTGTGCAGCCGTCAATACCGCTGTCGCAGAGGCGATATTCGCCAGGGAAGCCCCTACCCGAATGTCGATCAGGCCAAGTGCGCGGGCGCTTGCTGTTTTGGTGATTGGTCCATGTACCATTATGATTCCTCCTGTATGTTATCGATTGATCGCAGTGATCGTGCTACTTCTTCATCATTAATGACGCCGGATCTTACCGTGTTCCAGTGATGGCATTTATCGCGGAAACATTTAATCCGCACCGTCCCCAGAATCCGCATATTCACCGGGCCTTTTTCTCCGGGCCGCTTTCCTTTGCCGAAAACAAATTCCAGCGACCCGTCACTTAACCGATGGATGATCGTTCCCCCGCATTGCTCACAGCAAATAACTGTTCGTCCGAAGCTCATAAGGAAACCTTCACCCTTGTATTACTCGTTTATGCCCCGGCGATGTTGGAAGCAGCCACTGACGCGCCAGCCGTAATCGCCTTACCGATCAAGGTAATGGTCGCTGTCCCTGCGCCGGTCCCGGCCGCGTCATCCCCATGGATAAAAAGGGATTTGCCGCTTTCCAGAAGCATGGGCAATGTGTGGGACGTGGCTTCTTTTTTAGAAACCGTTAAATTCGCACCAAAAGAGGCGATCACTTCAACGAAGATCGGAGCCGCCGCACCGGTTTTGCCGGCTACATTATTGGTGGAAATTTCAATATTTGTCGGGTTTGCAAGTCCGGTTGTGCCGGTATTGAAGGTAATGTCTTCAATCAACACATCCCCGGTGGCCGTAAAAATCGTGCCGCCCGTTTGCGTATTGTTCGGGATGCCTGAACTGACCACGGTTGATTTGGCCAGGATGGTCCCGAACGCACTCGCGGCCAGAACATTAGCATTCACCAACTGTTTGATGTACGCAGCAAGTGAATCGGTCGCCGTGGCCACCCCGGATGCCGCCGCGTCCGCCTTGTTGCCGATCACGTCCCGCATTCTGGTATTTGTTACCACGTCCGCCGTCGGCACCGCGTGAAGCCCCGGAATCGTCGTTTTGACTGCTGTGTAAATTTCTCTTATGTATCCCATCCAAGTTCTGCTCATCTCATCTGTCCTCCCCCATTAAATATTATATTTTGGCTATCCACCGCACCCGGCACGTCAACATGAGGTATTTCGTATTATCCGCCGCCGGCATCTCGTCCGATTCAATAATCGCAGTCACCAGCAGCCAACCGATAACCGTATTCCACGTTCCTTGAGACACATCGTAAAAAACAATCCGCCGCTTGCCGTCCTTGGCATCTTTGTCGGTCATGATCGTAAATGCCAGATCCGAAAGTTCGGAAAGCCGGTCGCCTTCCGCGTCTCCACGAGTGGCGCAAATGAGGTCTATGTAAAAATCAGATAAACCGGTCCGGGACATTTTCCGGAAGATCACGGAGAACCATTCAGCTATCCGGTCCGTGTCCGGCAGGGCGAAACCCTTATCAAAAAACACCGGGACCGGCTCAGTGGCATTGTTCACCAATGAATCTTCCAGGTATTTTTTAATCGACATCCGGACATTGGCCCGGCTTGCAGTCGCTTCCATCAGTCCCCCGCACCCATTACGTCAGCCGCCACCGGCTCTCGGTTCAACTGTTTGTCCATGCCGTCAATGTACTGCCAAAATTCGCCGGTAAAAAACGCCCATGCCGCCCGCTCGATTGGGTTCTTCCCCGGACCGCCGACGCACATCCCCATGGCCACCCGCAGGAGTTCAATTTCCTTTGCGGATATTTTGGTTGTGATGTGGATTTCTTCGGCGCGGATATCAAGTGTTTGCATGAACGATTATCCACCGGTTCTATCTCCAGCGATTTTTGATGAAAAACAAAGCTTCCTGCCCACGGATGGAATGTCCCTCGCGCTTGTATTCCTCATGAGTGGGTCTAAACAACGGCCGTTTTTTTTCGTTTGCCCATGCATATTTTGCAATTTCCCTGGGACCGCCTGACCGGTTTGGCGGCTTACTCATGGATTTGCCGCCGCCGTCCATTACGCCCGCCCGAATCCCGGAAAAATACCCGGTCATTGTGGCGTCACCGATCTTAAAAAAATCAATATTGTTGAGCAAATCACCGTCCAGCTTCCAGACCGGCTGAGAGCCCACCATGGCTTGTTTCCATTCGGCATAATCAGGGCTGTAGGGCGCATATGGTTTAAATTTTTCATTTAAAAGGTTCTCAACCAGTCGAAATTTAAAATCCGAAGCGCACATCATGGGCACCCGTTCCTGCTGCCGCTTTGCCTCCGCGACAACATGATCCAGCGCCCGCTGAATGCGGTGCAAATCGGTCTTATTAACTTCAATTTTTAAATTAACCACTGACCATCATCTCCGAACCACGGGTGTCTTCTCCCAAAAGCGCGATATCCACAGAATCATATCGCCGGGTCATAATGCTTTCCACCTGGAAATACTCGGTCGCCGATATGAAATACCGGTCGCCTTTCTGGACACCGGACGAATGGGAAACGTAACAATCCATCGCCAGCTTTGAGACCGGTCCCACCGGATCTTTGTCTTCCAGTTCGTGACCGTAAAAACTTTCCGTTATCAGCGCATAACAAGGGTCAACAATCCTTGCCCAAATGATTTCCGCCTTATGCGCCACCTTCCGCTGAAACGGACGGAACAGGGCGCCAGCCGCATTGCATTTGTAAAGCACCGCTGTATGCCGGTAAGTTTCCGCTTCAAACGTCTTGGGTGTTTTGTTCATCACAAGGAACACCCGGTTATCCGCCAATCGGAACACGTCTCCGGCAACAATCAAAGAGTCGCTTGGCAGGTCGGCTTCCATGAAAAATTCACGGATAAAGGGTTTGGTGATTTGTGCGTTCACCTTGGTATGAATCATCTGCCCCGAAACATTGCCGGTGACGCGAAGAATCGTTGCCGGTTCCCCGATCTCGGTAATGACCTCTTTGTAATCGTCAGCGAGCGTCATTCAGGGTACTCCGTCACATCGTGGCCGACGATATCGTAAACCAGGCCTGTTTTCGCCAGAGTCCCGAACGATTTGTAAATTTCCACCCCGTCCATGAACAGATTCGGGTTTTCATCCATAAAGTTTTTGTAGTCGCGGTCCATCTTTTCAATGATTTTGCCGTAATGGTCGAACCGCTGATTTAAACTGAGCTGGTCCACTTTGAATTTACGCGCGGAAACGGTCCACAGCCGATCATAGCAATGCCGTTTGGCCCTGAGCTTGATCCAGTATTCCTTCTCGGTCCCGGATACCGGGAACGCCCATCCGGTTTCACTGGAAGCATCTGTGCAACAACCGCCGATTTCATCCGGTGTCAGAAACCCGGCAATGGATGAATCGGCGACGATGAGTGCTTTCAATGCTGTCAGATCAAGAGACATTACATGCGACCTTCAACCAGCTTAAATTTCGTTTAAATCAGGATCGGCTGCGGATGCAGTCGACGATGCTTTCTCTTCTTCCAGGATGGCGATTTGTCGTTCGATGGTAGCCAGGCTTTTGTTCCGGCCGATTTTCACGCCGTATTTTTCAAGGGCTTCGGCGATCAGCCGTTCTTTTTTGGCGACCGGATCTTCGCCTACGCGAATTTCTACCAAACCAAGAGGGTAAGAATCCGGAACGATCGGCTCCGGCCCGGCATCGTCAAATTCCGGATCATATTCATCCAGCGCATCGTCATCGGCCCCCAGTTCCTTTTCACCAGGAAACGCGGGCTTCTCCACCGGCTCAGGGACCGAATCAACCGACACCGCTGATATATTCTGCTGGACCTCCACAATCGACCCGCTCCCGGACTTAATTTCACTCTCAACTCCGGGGGGGTAGGGGGCTGTAAACACAGTCCCCTTTATGTAGGTAATCCGTCCGATCATTATTGTAACTTTGGCTATCGCCTTTTTCATCTCAATGCTCCTATGAAAATTGTGTTGTGATCACCAATTACAAACCTACCGAACTTACCGAACCACCAACTGATAGATGGCATCCGGATTGTACAAAACCGGTAAGCCTTTATTTTGGACCCTGATGAACATTCCATCCGGATCCCACTTTTCCTTCTCGTCCACCAGCATCCCGTAATGACGGTTCAAGGCAAACGGGGCCTCGCCGAATTCGGCAATGGTCGCATCTTCCACCGTGGGGGAGAACATGGTAAACTTGGTCGGGCTCAGGAACTTTTTGGTGACGTAGCAATAATCTTTGCCGGCCACATAGGTCCGGGCCAGAGTACCTGTCGCGGTCAACGTCCCGGCCACAACATCCACCGCCGTAATGGTCAAGGCTTCAACATTATTTGTTTTCAAAGAAGCATCCACCATATTCACGGTCATGCCGACTTCGTAATCGGATAAATTGTCGCCGTAAATGGTATGGGGACCGGCACCGGCAGCAACCCCCGCCGTCAACCAGGCTTTAAGCTGGTAGGATTCATCGTACTGCATCATATTGGGGATATTCAGCAGTGAACCCAAAACCTGCTTGGGCCGGGAGAATAAATCCCCGTTTCCGAATGCTGATTTTTGCAGAAGGATCTGGATGCTCTGGTCCATCACCATGTCGTTCAGGACTTCCTGAGTGAACATGGCATGGGTGAACGGCCCGTGGATGGTATTGGAAGCGACGTTCTGAATATCCATGATGTTTTGAAGGATATTGGTCACAGAATCATCTTCCGTATAATTCCACTTGGCGTTCGCGGCCAGCGTCACCTGATGGGCGGTCGGAATGCCGTAATCGACACTCAGGGAATTCCCGTCAGCGTCTTTATAGGCAATGGCACCGGCATCCATCATTTTGGCGAACATCCATTCTTTCCGACGGTCGCATCTGTTCCGCAGCATTTTGGTCTGACGCGCCAAATACTTCAAAGCGCTGTAATGGGTCGCGGTTGTTCCGGGCTCGCGGATGTTGTTCAAAAACTTCGCGCCCAGATACATTTTTTCTTTCCAGAACGCGGCCTTCGCCGAATGGGTGGACGTACCGGTCGGCGTAACCCGGGGGGCTTCCACATTCTCACCCGAAAACGGGGTCATGCCCTGGTTGCCGGTGGTGGCCTCCCAGTAAATATCTTCCGAGTCCCATTTGTCGCTCTTGAACATATTGCTCAACAGCATGGACGGCGCCTTTGCAAAACTTTCAATGAGCTTTTGAAGCCGGGTAAGCTTCAGCTCAGGAATCTGTGCCGCATTTTTCATAATATGCTCCTACTCTCTCTCTATGTATTAAGCCGTTGCGATCAACTGACCGCCGTTCATCGATCTATTCGGATAATGATTATTTCAAAACCAGGTACTGCCCGCTGATAATCCCGCTGAGATCCGTCAATGCACCGGCGTCATAATTCGGCAGCAGGCCCTTGTAGAGCATTGCATTGGAAATCACGATGGTTCCCTGAGCGCCGACCGCATCCGCACCTTCGCCGGTGTCCACACCTTCAACCAGAATGCCGATGGCATTGGTCCAGGGCGTGCCGGTCTGGGTCTGGATAAAGATCATGCCGCCGTTTGCAACGGTAATGCCCCGGAGATCAACTTCGGCCACTGTGATAACCGCATAATGGGTATACGTGGTCCGGTCGATTGCCGAAATCGCGCCCAGATCGATGGGCGTCGCATCGCTGTCGACAGCCGCAAGATGGTCGCCAACCGCGAATTTATAGCTGTCGGGCATGGTGACTTTGATGGTCGTATCGGTTTGCCCACCGTCTTCCAGCACATAAGCGCCGGCAATAAACGGCAGGGCTTTTGTCGGGGCTGCAATGGCATAAGGCACAAACTGACTGAGTCGGGATGCGCTTTCGGTAATTTGACCGAGGAGTGTTCCGGCTTCCAGAATCCCGTATCCGGGAACAATGGTGACGACTTTTTTTAAACAGCCGTTTTCACCCTTGAAGAACAAACGCTTGGGGTCCACCTGAAACCCCCTTTTAATGTGAGGCGCATCGCCGTAACCCATTATTCACCCCCTTTTTCGCCGGCCAGAACCAGCATGTTTTTGACAAACGCATCGTCCTCAGCTTCGAGTGCGACTTCTTCGGGCGATTTTCCGACCGACCGGCCAGCGTACCCGCTACCCAGGACGGAAGACGAACCGGATCCGGAAAACATGGTTTCTTCCCAGTCTTTGATTTTCGCATCAATCGCCGCTGAGAAAGCCGTCCAGTCGCATTCACCGGTTTCTTTGTTGACAAACTGTAAATGCCGGACCATCTCTTTGATGTCAGAAAACCGGCGCTCGGGAATTTCGCTTTTGCTCAGCTTGGTGTCCCAAATGCCAGACGCCTTATTCGCATCCGCTTTTTCAGCCTGAAGAATATTGTGCTCAACAAGCTTCAGATTCTCGCCTTTCAATGCGGTAATCATTTCCACCTGAGCATCAATCTTCCCCTGAAGCGCAGTCGCCTGAGCCAGCACCGGCTGAATCTTCTGATCGATTTCTGCCGACAGCGACGTTTTCACGGCGGCCACGGCTTCATCCTGAATCTCTCTCACAAGATCGGGATGCTCTTTTAACAGTGTTGCTTTATCCATGGGTTTATTCCCCTCCTTCTTTTTGTCCATTTGTAAAGTGCGGGGATCCCCGCAGAACTCACAATCCAGATCGATATCTTCGGAAAACGCTTGGGCTTGCGTATTCCGATCATATCCGAACACACACACGGAACCTTCGACGAACTCCCATTTGCGGATGATCGTACCAGGGCCCTTAAGCTTGATTCCGTTCGCTTCGCTGAATGCATCTTCAGCAATTTCCTCAACTACTTTGGGGTTGAATCGGACACTGGCTTCATAAGGGAATCCCTCAGACGACAATCTTTGGAACTCTTCGCTCTCCGGAGTGGAAACGAACTTCGTCTTGGCCGGATCTATTCGGAGACTCCCATCCGTCAACAGCTTACCGTTATGGAATGCAATTTTTTTGCTCCGATCATGATTTTCCAGAATCGGATATTTGGTTTTCGGGAAAACCACACCGGCCAAATCCAAAATCAAATTCCCCCAATAATAATGATTTGGGACAACGCCGCCGCTATAGATCGTCATGTCAAGTTGGAGCTTCCGATCTTCCCCTTCACCAATAAATTTAGTGGTTGCCGTTTGATCTTCAGAGAATAAAAGCAGGGCTTTGGCAGGAACTTTTGTGGTCTTTTTTGGAATGACGTTCGCCATATGTCGTCGTCCTCGCAGATGAAAAATAAAAAAGGCAATCCGATGATCACGGCACCGGATTGCCTCTTTTCCCCGACCCTGCGGTAGCGAGCCACAAGATGTGCTAATTTTTAATACTTAATACACTATTTTGCTCGACCATAAAAGTTATTTTTAACTTTTTCAAGAATTATTTTTAACTTTTATAAAATATTTTTAATTATTTTTCACTTTTTTTTGTTTTTGTCCGGTTTTTTGACCGCCGGTACAGTTGCCGCTGATTTCTTCTTCTCCGGATCGACATTCTTGTCTTTCGGCTGTTCACCTTCCGCCGTTTCCTGGTCAGCATCCGCTTTGTCCGCATCGATTGAATACACCAGCGCCGGATACAATTTATCTTCCGTGGCTTTCCTCAACCGGTTCCGGGCGCACCCATGAATCCCGAGTCGTTTGGAAATATAAGACGGCGGCACCCCAACGCTTTCCGTGAGCGGCCCATGCTTGGACCCCAACAAGGCTTTTGTCATGCTTTCCGTTTCACTGGTTTCCGATACCGGATAGGCCACCTCGATCAACTGCGCAGGCAGCTTTTTCCGTTTGCCCATGATCGGCTCCCGGTTTTTGTCAAAACCAATGGCCTCGTCCACCATAAAAAACGCGGGGAAATTGATCAGCTTGTGTTTCAGCCAAAAAATCGCCCCCCAGAAATCAAACCGATAAAACCGGTCAAAATAAGCCACTTCATCAGATGTCCGGTCAGACATCGGCCCGCGGGTTGCTTTCACGGATGCATAGGTTCCGCCCACGGACCCGGTGGTCACATCGGATGCTTCGTTTAATCCGGACGTCATCATTTGCATGATATCCGTGTCCTGATTGGACAGGGACGGCAAATTCGGGCTTTCAGCTTTAATGTTCAACCCCGGGGGAACGAATAACCGGCTCCCCGGCATAACCGGCGCCATGAGCGCGGTCTTTTTACGATCTTCTTCGGAGAGCCCCATCCATAACCGGAACGCTTTCACATCATCGAAGGTCACGGTCCAGACATACGCACCGCTGGCTTTCTTGTGGTCGATCTCATATTTTTTTAAATTCTCGTAATGATTCAACCATTCCAGTACGGTTCTCAAATGGGAAATGGCCCGCCGGGTGACGAACCCCTGCTCCCAGGCAACGATGAACCGGGTGAACCCGCCCAAAGCCTTGAACTTGCTTTTGTTGCTGCGGGGCTGAAGGTCTCGGTTGTAGTCGTCATGTTTTTTGACACTATCTTCAAGAGATGGGTCAAAAGCCAAAAAGATAGAAGGGACTTGTTCAATAACGGTCTTACTGCCGGCTGCTGAGACATTGTAAAACAAAGGCATCATACTTTTTTTCGGATGGAAGATAATGCCGGTATCATCGTCGCCAGTATCCCCCAGGCAACAAGGATCCAAAAAATCCACTTCGATAAAACCATCCTCATGGCAAGTGAGCGGTAAAAACAATTCCCCTTCGATCTTCGCCCTGGCCACGTATTGCCGCCAGTTAGAATACAACCGGTTCCGCCAGTCCAATTCGATCTCTTCTATGGCATCCTGAATCTGGACGTTTCCGCTGGTTGCTTCAAACCCCATGCCGCAAATCCGGCCCACCTGACCGCGGACGGCTGTATTAACCTGCGGATTCTGGTGAAACTTGTTCCAGCATTCTTGCTGGAGGAACTGCCGGGACAGGGAACTGATTTCCTTGTCGGACCCTATGCTTGTGGAAAACCCATCGGCGTCGGTATTGGACCCGCCCAGGATGATGGACGGCAAAGTAAAACTTATTTTTTCAAGATCGGCTTCCGGCATGTCAAGAAGCGACTGGATGGAAAGGGCAACTTTGGAATCATATGCAGGCGTGGGTGCGGGTGTGGTCATAAAACAATACCCCCAAAAAAATAGTTAAATTAATTCGGAGGTATATTAAATTTTTACTTTTTGCAATGATTTTTATTCAATATTTACTTTTTTTAGTGAGGATTGACTTTTTCCCTCTATGCATGGTGGCGCCCATCCCAATTTTATTAAAGCATTGCGAATAGATTCTTCTTTTGTATCACATACCCATTGGCATAATACAGCAGATTGATCATGCACAAGACTTTGTTTTATTATGCCGCCTTCAAATATGTCTGTTTTTAATGTATATTCCACAAATCACCCCAATATTCTTTTCGTTATTTCAGCATCCAAATCCATCTCCTTCAAGCCCTTGCCGATCAAAATGATCGACCTGACCTCATCCGCTTCCTTCCGCGTCCGCTTTATTTTCCCGCCCCTCAAAAAGCTGCCTTCGAAATGCAGTTCCAAAAGCTGCGACACCAGCGTCCAATACACAAAAACATATTTCAGTTTCAATTCGTCCGGGTCCATCCGGGATTCAATGCGTGCGCGGATAACCAGATTCATTTGCCGGGACCATATACCCCACTCGACGGACATGCGGGACTGTTTGATTTTTTTGGCGGCCGCGAACTGGTCGTCAAGATATTGAACGAATTGTTTTGGGGCCCATGTGTTCATTTCTTTCATAATTATTTCCCCTTCCTTCGTTTCGCAACCCTGCCGACAAACCCGCTCTTGGAGAAGATCGCCCGCCGGTAAAATGTGGCCGCGAACACATTGGTCATGATGGATATTAAAAGCTGACATTTGAGATTAAAAACTTCCGCGATGGCTGGCCACAAATCATGAAGGGATGGCCGCTTAAATGAACAGTCGCATGAAAAGACAAGATCATAAAAATCTTTGTAACTGTCATAAAGAGAATCAGCCATTGTGCTAACCGATTCAAAAGCTGAACACAAAGAACTCATGGTGTCAATTGTGCTTTCCATACCGTCATCATAATACATTACCACCTCCCTATCAATCCACCCGGTTGCATCATGGTCCCCCAATACATCTTCCCCCGCCGCGCCCGGAACTGATTAACCCCAATGGTTCTTCCCGCAAACAATCCATTGCCCGTTGCAAACATAAAGTCATCCTGAACCCCGTATTTCATATCTTTTTCCGGGGATCCGAACTTATGTTTCGCTTCGTCCGGCTGATGATCGAAATACAATAATTCTTCCCGGACGATATCATCCATCTTGCTTCCCTTGACACCGGACGGCGGCCCCTTGAACCGCCCGGAACTGACCAACTGGAAAAAATAACTGAAGAACGCCAACTGGGAATTATAATTCGGATGAACGATTTCAAATGCCGTGTTCAATCCCTTCCCCTCTCCCCATGTTTTCAAATCCCAAAGACCATACCGCTCCCCACCCACCACGTCAATCCCATCATAAAGCTCGTATGCGGACATGATATTGGATTTCAATAATTCAAGAGAACTGCCTTCAATATGGACAACATACAAATAAAAATAAATATAACTCAGCGACGGCATCCGATCTTCCGGCTTCATCCGATCTTTGTGCTTGATCACTTCATCGGGTTTTACTTCGCTCAGCATCCCGATATTCGGATTCGACAAACTCCCCGGCAGGCCTTTTGCCAATACCGTCAAAATGCTTCTCGCCGCCGTCCGGGTTTTCATCGGGTCCGCTTGATCGATCCCGCCGATAATTGCCCATTCGGTATCGTAAATATCCGTCAGTTTTTCCAGCGCGTCCGGTTCAGCCATAACAGAAACACCATTCGGCGCATGCAGCGAATAGACCTGGGACACCGGCCACAACCTGCGATTGATTCGGTCTATCGTTTCTTCCTGGCTGTAAATATCCAAACCTTCGTCAAGCATCCGCTTGCCGCCGTCATAAATTTCCTGTTTTTTGCGGACCAAATCAATCACATGCCCATGACAATTCACCATTCCATCGACACCCAAATAATTCACCGCTTCGACATCTTCCTGAGAGAACACCTTCTCGGAGCCCGCCGACCACAGATTCAAAAACTGTTTGGCGAAATTTAAAGGAAACCGTTCTTTATACGAATTGAGCTGCGCCTCATCATTCTTTGGATGCAAATAATCCCGGTAATCCCCAGTTTTGCTGAACCGGTAATAAAAAAACAACTTCGGATCTTTTTTATCCAAATGCAATTTGTATAATTCATACAACTTGTGTTCTTTGCTGGAAACCGTTGTGTCAATCACTCCCATGGCATTCGGCGTGTTCCGGCAAGACGTGTCCAGCTTCGCAAAAAAATCAGGGAACTTATTGTCCATGAATTCCGTGTAAGAATACCCGCTGATATTCGACACGATACCGGATGCACTGGAAATCAGTTGCATGCTGGAAACCACGTTCCCGGCCTTATCCCGCCGCCGGATGGCCTTTTCCTGAACCGCCTTTATCCCGCCAATGGTTTTTAAAATTTTCGGGGAATTAAAAATTACCGATTGCAATTCCCGATAATACAAAAACGAAGAAAGCTCTTTGCTGTTGGAGCAAAGCACCAGGCTCTGTTTTGGCCAGCAATTGAACCGCCACAGATTAATCAAAATACTCTTGAACGATTTCCCGTCACCGCGCGGTTCACAGAATACCACCAGACTGTGCTTGAACAATCCATTTTCCATCTGGAACGCATCGATCAGACTTTTCTTCTGTTCCTGCCACATGGTCCAATAAGATCGGCCGGTCGTCGGCCAAATCTCTTTTGGGTAATCCTTCATGTAAACATATTCAATCTGTGTTGAGCCGACCCGGTACACCGGCACCCGGACATTTTCCTCAGCCCATAAGCATAACCCCTCGCCGCCGTTCCGGTACATTTCGTACCGCTGAATCATGGCCAGTTGTTCGCGCCGCTTGGCTGTTGTGGGTGAGAATCCGCCGGCCATAATCAAATATCCTCGAATTCATCGAAGGGAACGGCCGCCGCAGCCTGGTTTTTCTTTTCCTCTTTGGCGGCCTTGGCCTCAGCAACCTGAGTTTTCAACGCCGCCACCGCCGTCTTTTTCGCGCTCTCCTTGTGTTTCGCATACGGAACAAAATCACCCACGCCCCGCGACATCATATCATAATCATCCAAATCATCGCTATTTTGGGCAGTCATCAATTTGCCGGTCTTGAAATAACCCGCGTCTTTGGCATACTGAGCCAGCGGCCCCTTCCAGACCTCCGCAATCGATTTCAAAGTCCGGTCTATTTGGTCATACACCGGGTTAATCCGCTTAATCCCCTTGGAATCACAGTACGAAACATCCTTCACGCCCGCCTTTTCCATCAGCAACTGAACCAGCGTATGATACATCGGCATCAGTTTCAGCCCGACATCCTGCATGACAAACGGGTCCGGATGCTTCATGAGCAATTCCATAAACGGCACCTGGACATAGCACAAAAATTTCTGCTCCACCCGGCAACTCCCGAGTGACCGGCCTTCCGCATGATACTTCATTGCCCGTTCGATTTTCACTTTGGAATCAAAATACGGGCAGGTGTGGAACAGTTTGCAATCCAGAATCCGGCATTCCCGCACTTTGTCCCACATCAGGACCGGCGTACCGCTGACCGTTCCTTTGCGGAGTCTCATGGTGTAGAGCATCTGCTGGAAGATGTTTAAATTTTCTCCGGGTAATGAATCTTCGCCGCCGGTTTCCAATTCGGTCCCGGCGCCCGACAATTCATTCACCGCACCCTGCTCATCGTTATCCTCGAAAAGATCACCGATATCCGGATCATCCCCGCCAGTTCCGCTTTTTTTATTTTCAGCCATCACACTCCCGCCAAGAATTAAGAAAGTATCCATGCCCAACAAATGAGGGCGATTGATCCGGGGATTATTACTGGGTATGTACGTTTAAAACCATTGATCCGATCTCGAATCTCGTCAAGGTCATCATAAGTTAATTTTGCAATAATTCTGGCAATCGTAAAAAATGAAGACAAAATGCCAAAACTCCATGCCAATATTGTAATAAAATTTTCAATCATCTGGCCTACTCCTTGTGGGTAAAATTATTCTTCTTCAGGCGGTCGATGTTTATACGATGAGGACGTTGATACCATTGGCAAATACCCGGCACGCAAACACTTATCCTTCAAGTCCAAACATTTCGCCGCCCAGAACACGGAAACAAACCCCGCGCCGATCACCATGTAAGCGACCAACTGCCACACGACCACTTCCATCGGCATGGTCAAAAAATTTATCAAATCACGG